GTAGATCCTAACACGGATCAAAACGTCAAGATAATCTTGATGTTACACACTCAAGCAATACGCATCAAATCCATATCCCCAAAATAGATATTGGGTGAACGATTACGCAAGAATTGTGCTTCACGCTAAGTGATCACGATTCAACGCTTGACTTGAATCTTAGGAGTAATAAAAGTATTTCCCCGTCTTATGGTATTGCTACCAATAGACAATGGAGACTCTCTCATCACTCTCACCGATTCTCGGGATTTTCTTTGATTATTAACATGATCATTGAATAAAGGTTTTGGTTTTGAAAAATTCTTAACCATTTTATCTTGGAAGCTCTGCAACTCTACGTCAGTATAATCGACACAACGGACGATTACTTTCTGGCAAGTCGATAGAGGTCGCGACATATCTAAATTCTTGAGATACTCATTGAATTCTGGATATTTCGCACTTCTTCGAATGGTACGATTAACTTTTTTCAAAAGTTGATTGTCGGATAAAGCTGTCTCTTTTACGGAATGCATATTTGCCTTCGGTAGTTTGAGAAAAGCAGCCGTCTCTTTTAATACACTGTAGGTTTCAACACCTAGAGTTTTGACAGTAGATTTATTACGTCTCTCGACATAATATATCGCTCTATCAATCGTAGAAAAAGGACGGTTATTATCTGTAACCAACCCCAATCCCCCCTGTTCATAAGAAACATCGAGTGATCGAATTGTCTTCTGTAGCAAGGTTGAATTATATTTCCGAATCTGTTCTTTAGTAAATCCATTACGGATCGCTGCTGAACAGGTCGTAATATTGTCGTCATCCCTTTTTACCAGTCGAAATTTCCCTGTGACTTGTTTCTCCATTTTTGGAGTTTTGGTCTTCGGGTCATTTTGACGGACAAAGAGTTGACTATCAATAGATACGAAATTCGAAGAAATGTAATTCTTCCCTTGACTTAACTGCAGACCAATTGAACTAGCGGTCTCTTTCCACTTCTGAATTTCTTCTAAAGTGCACTGAGCTGCGATGTCATCTCCATGGAAAAGTGCTGGAACTGTGTCCAATGTACTATTTGTTGCTTTACACATTGTAAAAGCATTCAATATAGTTAATATTGGAAACGATAACAGACTTCCCATAAGTTGACCGTTCGTTTGGATAACTGAATCGATTTTGGTCCAGGTCGGGTAGCACACTAAATGTGAGCCTCCTTCCCACGCGATCAATTCCGATAAGAAGTGATCATCCTTGAACTCGTCTTGTAGTAATTTAACTACGATTTGAGATACATGGAAGTTCAATTCATCAGTTGCTGCGGTATAGTCCCCGCTTAAGAAAACTTTTCCTTGTTTGGGTACACCACATTGGTCCAGGTTATAATCTGGGTTCCAACATGGCTCAAAACACGAGTGTTCCTTTAGGGCTTCGAACATCGCTAGTTGTAGTGGTTTCAAAGCATAAGATATAGACTGTGGCTTAGTTATCATCCGAACCTTGAGGGGTTCCGCGATAGCGTGAGTCATGACAGAGTTTACTTTAAGTTGAGGTTTATCCCAACGTAGAGCATAACTAGGTCCAGTCTCGTCTTCAGCTTCGATCTCATGAACAATCATGCGATTATCAAACTTTGAGTTACGGTTCAAATAGGTCTGAATGGCTCTTGAAATTATGTGGTTAAAACCACATTTGACTCCTTGAGACCATTTTCCCTCTATTTGAGGTTCAAACTTATAGTTTGATGTATTTTCTTCTCCTTGGGACCAATTATAGACTTCCTCATAGATATCGAGGTGTCCATTCTTGTTCCTCATCATCTTATAAGTCGGAGATATCCGTCTATAGAGTGCGTCTTTGCAAGCAAAGGCGTCTCCATAGATAGAGCTCTCTAACAAATTGGATGTTAGGATTAGAAATTTCGAAGTAAACTTTTTCCCTTTATCACTAAGTGATGCCATTGGCAACACATAGTCACAGTCTGAACATAACTGAAGGAGTTCATTGAGACTATCTTGGATTGAATCCCTACTAGGGGTCTCAAATCCAATGTCATCAATGATTGTTATCAATTGATTTTGATAACCATCCCAATGTTTAGTTGCGGCTGAACGATAATAGGAGAAAGTCCTAAAGTTCCGAGTGTTATATCCAAATTCGGATCCGATCGCCTTACAGATCTCTTCAATGGAGTGTGATTTTCCTACACCTGGTTTCCCAGATAAGTGAATCACTACTGGATCAAACCTCTCTGTCTTGTACTCTCGTAAGAAAGTGTTATGACATAGATTTGATTTCAGATCCTCCATTAACCCTCCTTCCGACCTTTTTGTGCTACAAGTAGCATGATTAGTAGGAAGTTTGGTACGATTTCTGTAAAGTTTTCGAACATTCTTAATATATGGTAGAACAAAGCTGGAAATCTCCTGACGGAGGTCTTCAGTGATCTTTTCAGATTCCATGGCCATTTGTTTAGAGTGCTTTAAATAAGCATCCTTTATGAATGACTGAGGAACAGTATTAGCTAAGGTTTTGCACTGGAGTAGATTCCACATCAATTTCATCTTTTTTGAAGATGAGTCTTTTTTGGAAATCAAAGTTCTAAACTGTAAATATGCCGGCCGTGTTAACACGTCCTTTATATCTACGAAGTCGAACTTTGTCTCTGGCATTTCCTGTCGCATATACTTTGAAAAGTTACTGCACAGTAAGTTCTTAAACCACTTAGGATATTCAATAAGATTCAAGTCTTTTGGACATTGAAAATTCCGAGTCGGTGATCCCGAAAAACGTGGGAACGTTTTAAGGAACCATAGATTTAAGCAAGTTTTGAATCCTGAAATTTGCTTAGATTTCAAGACTACATCATCACAGTTTGATGCCTTCTGAATTTTACACTTTTCAACTTTTCCTTTCGGTACCGCTGTTGAACGCGGATCACTTAAAGTATTGTTAATTAGAGTATTTTAGTCGGTTCATAAATGGATAATTAGTCCAGATATTAATCCCAGGTAGACTCGATCGATTAAGCCCGATTTGAGTTGGCCATTCTGTAGTCTAAAAAGTTGCAAACTTTTAACAGAAAAACAAAATAACCGTTTAAAAACG